AAATAGAATTGCTTGAAACAGGGGCAAACTCGGGTACATGGGGAACGGCCACCAACGTTAACCTTGGTGATGCAGTGTTGGGAGAAGTTATTACAGGCTCTGCCACCGTAGATTTCTCATCCGCCGCAGATGTAACGCTTACATTAACAGACTCAGCTACTACTCAGTCAGCCAGAAACTTGCGTTTAAACATCACAGAAAGTGGTGCTGGTGTAGGTTATGCAGGTAACTTAATCTTGGGTTCTAACTGCCAGATTGAGAAGTTTTATCTAATCCGCAACAACGGTACAGGTGTAAAGACCATTAAGAACACCACCGGCACAGGCATAGCGGTCGCGGCGGGTAAAGCCACGTTGGTTTACAACGATGGCACTAACGTAGTAGATGTTCTAAATTCATTCAGCAGCGCTATCTTGGGAGCAGTAAACGCGGGCAGTATTATCCCGTTCTACTTTGCCAATCAAGCGGCGTTTCCCTCGGCCTCAACCTATCATGGTGCAATAGCCCACAGTCACGCAGACGGGGCCATGTATTTTGCTCACAGTGGTGCGTGGGTTAGGATGCTTGATGAGAACACAGACGTTACTGTGGCGCAGGGCGGTACAGGTCTTTCAACCCTCACGGCCAACAACGTCATTTTGGGTAATGGTACATCATCACCTTTGTTTGTAGCGCCCAGTACATCAGGGAATGTACTAACTTCTAACGGTACAACTTGGTCAAGTTCTGCTCCAGCCGCTGGCGGTATTGTTTACACAGCAGTTAAAGTAGCTAACTACACAGCCGCAAACAATGATGGTGTTTTAACAAATACAACGGGCGGTGCTTTTACAGTTACTCTGCCTACAAGTCCATCAGTGGGTAATATTGTTATTGTTGTTGACTCGTTTGGTCAGTGGGGAACAAACAATTTAACGATTGATCCTACAGCGTTGATTAAGATAGCTGGCAATACGGCTGGTGACACATTGACCTGTGATATTACGGGTGCAACTGTTACGCTTGTTTATACAGGTGCAAGCTATGGTTGGAATGTTTCTGCACAAGTCGGCGGTAATGGCGGTACGGTAGTCACTTTAACGGACGTTCAAACCATAACAGGCACAAAGACATTTAGCGGTACATCAGCTACCCTTGCGATGATCCTGAACGACACAGCAGAGGTTGCCACAGTATCAGCTACAGCCGCTACAGGAACGATCAATTACGACATTACAACTCAGTCAGTTCTGTACTTTACAACGAACGCAAGTGGTAACTGGACATTGAACTTCAGAGCCTCATCAGGTACTTCTTTAAATACTGCCATGTCCACAGGTCAGTCTGTAACTGCGGCTTTCTTGGTCACTCAAGGCTCTACTGCTTACTATAACTCTGTGGTGCAAGTGGATGGCACAACTGTGACCCCTAAGTATCAAGGCGGTACAGCGTATGCGGCTGGTAATGCAAGTGCAGTTGATGTGTATATGTACACCATTGTCAAAACAGGCAATGCGGCATTTACTGTGTTCACTTCACAGACCAAGTTTGCTTAAAGGAAAACCATGCCATTAGTACAAACAAGGGGTGCGGCATCGGCTCAAGGCTTTGGTGAGTTTGCACAGGCGACTGCTGTTAACTACATTGAGGATGTGTTCAGTACGTTTCTTTATACGGGCACAGGTTCGGCTCAAACCATTACTAACGGCATTGATTTGTCTGGTAAAGGTGGGCTAGTTTGGATTAAACGGCGTGATACTACAGGCGACAATATTTTAACTGTTACTGGCAACGGTCTTAATTTATCTTCAAATCTTACTACTGATTTTATAAATGATAGTGCGCCAATTTTTAACAGTAGCGGTTTTAATTTAGTTTATGGGACTTCTTATTTAAACGCATCAGGCGGCACATACGCTTCATGGACATTCCGAGAGCAGGCTAAGTTTTTTGATATTGTGACTTACACAGGCAGTGGAGCAAACCGCACAATTGCTCATAATCTTGGTTCTGTGCCGGGATGTATTATTATTAAATCAACAAATCGCAACTCCACCAACTGGGCTGTTTACCACCGCAGTCTTGCTAACACCCAATATCTTGCTTTAAACACCACAGCCGCCGCCGCCACAGGCGCAACATGGTGGAATAGTACAACTCCAACAAGCTCAGTTTTTTCATTAGGTACAAGTGCTGATGTTAACGATTCTGGCGGGGCAACCTACGTAGCCTACCTATTTGCCCATGACGCAGGAGGCTTTGGCCTCACTGGTACAGATAATGTGATTTCGTGTGGGTCGTTTACTACTGATGGCAGTGGTAATGCTACTGTGTCTTTGGGGTATGAACCACAATGGGTAATGTACAAGAGCAGCAGTGGTGTTGAGGGCTGGAAAATTGTAGATAATATGCGTGGGTTTACTGTCACTGAAAGCCAAGGGCTTGCCCCAAATAGTTCTACTGCTGAATTTTCCGCAGGTTCTGCCACATACCCATTCAAACCAACTGCAACTGGGTTTCAGTCTGTTGAAGCGGTATCGGCTTCATCAACCTACATCTACATAGCAATTCGCAGAGGCCCGATGAAAGTGCCAACTGTGGGGACGAGTGTGTATCAAGCCAATACATATACTGGCAATGCCACAGCGAATACAACAGTTGCGGGTAACTTTGGATTTCCTGTTGACTTGATGCTTTTGTCTAATAGGGATGCGACAGCAACAAGTTGGTCAAGTTATGGTCAGATGGCGTTTGATAGATTGCGTGGAAGTAGCAATCTTCTTGCAACAGCTAGTACATCCGCAGCATCTTTTGATTGGACTACATACAACTCTTTTGCAGTACAGAACAGCATCGGCTGGGGGTTATATGGGGCAGACTCTGGTACGGGTTATTTAAATAACTCTGGTGGAACTTGGGTTGCTAATGGTTTCAGACGTGCGCCATCGTTTTTTGATGAGGTTTGCTATACAGGTAATGGTATATTGGGAGCAACGCAAACACACAACTTAGGTGTTGTGCCTGAGTTGATGATTTTAAAAACTAGAGCAGGAAGTGAAAACTGGATTGTGTATACCGCGCCCACAGGAAATGCAGGCGCATTGTATTTATCATCAACAGCGGCTTTAGAAACTGCTGGCGGCCCCGGTTATTTCAATAACACAACTCCAACAGCAACACAATTTACTGTTGGCAATTACACCTCAACTAACCCTTCTGGTGGAACAATGGTTGCCTACCTATTTGCCACCCTTGCTGGTGTTTCCAAAGTAGGCTCATACACAGGAAACGCAGGCTACACTGTAACTGTGCCTTGTGGCTTTACAGCGGGGGTTAGGTTTGTCCTCATCAAACGCACTGACAGCACAGGTGACTGGTATCTCTGGGACTCAGCACGAGGCATTGTGGCGGGTAATGACCCTTACTTGCGCTTGAACAGCACAGCGGCTGAAGTCACGGGCACTGACTACGTAGACACCTACGCCGCAGGATTTGAAGTTACCAGCACAGCACCCGCAGGTTTAAACGCCACTGGTGGAACATACATCTTCTTGGCAATCGCATAAGGAAAAATCATGCAAATACGTTTACAAACAGGGCAAGTAATGTACGAAGCAGAGTTTCGTGCATATCAACAAGCCAATGGTGGCCCATCATGGGACATAACAACAACTGAAGTCTTAGAGGCTTTGGGTGCTGAAGTAGTCTTTGAAGGCCCACAAGCTACTGGCGGTACTGTTTACCAATACTCTCAAGCCTCTGGTGTTGAGCAGATTGATGGCAAGTGGTATACAAAGTACATCCTTGGCCCAGTGTTCACAGACCGAGCCGCCGAAGGCGATCAGCCTGCCCAGACAGCCGCAGAGCAGGAAACTGCTTACAAGGCTACTAAAGATACTGAACAGGCTAAGAGTGTTCGTCAGAGTCGTGATGACAAGCTAAAAGAATGCGATTGGATCGTCATTAAAAACTTGGAGTTGAATGCTAATATTCCCGGTGCGTGGGAGGTTTACCGCCAAGCATTGCGAGACATCCCAGCGCAGTCTGGCTTCCCTTGGACAATCACTTGGCCCACACAGCCCTAATATAAGGATCAATCATGGCTACAGTAGCACTATCTGGAATCATCACACCTAGCAATGTCGTGACTGCGGCAAGCACAACTACGCTGACAAATAAAACTATCAGCGGTGCAAGCAATACGCTTTCAAATATACCATTGTCTACTGGGGTAACGGGAACACTACCCATTGCTAACGGCGGAACTGGGACAACTTCAACAACTTTTGTTAATGCCGCAACTAACGTAACAGGGACTTTACCTGTCGCCAACGGTGGTACTGGTGCGGCAACGCTTACTGCAAACAATGTCTTGCTAGGTAATGGCACATCTGCTTTACAGGTAATAGCCCCAAGCACATCAGGCAATGTTCTTACTTCAAACGGCACTACTTGGGCATCTACAGCCCCTAGTTCTGGTGCGATAGCATATTTATCAACAACAAGTACCGCAGGTGCTTCATCATTAGCTATTTCTTTGTCTGCATACACAGCCACATACAATGCTTTTAAAATTGTGTGTACAAATTTTTATGGGCTAACCACTACCGCTGATTTTGAGGTAAGAATAAACAATTCAGCTTCTGGTTACATATCTGGTGGG